CCAAATAAATCCTCCAACTCTATTCCGTAATCTTCACCATAGATAAGATGTTCATTCTTTTCTACGCTAAGCCTAAGAAATATAGCTTGTTTTATGGCTTCAAGCTCATCTATCTTTCCTATCATTTTTTGGTTCATTTGATCCAGACGGTAAGTTTTGCTTGGTTCTTCTATGACTTCAATCTCAGAATATTCTAGTTCAGCCATTATCCATCCACCACCTTGTCTAAAATCACATATCTTTGTCCACCCTGCATCCGGAGCATGACAACGCAATCACCTATAACCAGGTTATTTATCTTGTCTGTTGATACAATAAAATCTTCTGTTATGGTTTTCTTTTGTTCCAGATATACAGACAGAGGTGATACTGTTTTTACAGTACCAAATAGCACAGCGGCAGGTTTACTCGCTTCTACCGCTTCTACCGCCGCTTTCTTAATTAACTGTATTAAATTGTTAGATGCCAAAGAAACCTCCCCCCACCATTTCCAGATCCATAAAATGTGTGTCCTTACTATACACGTGAGTTGCCTTGTTAATAAGCATATAGCCATCCAAATAGACATCTCCTAAGCTAACACTTACCCAAACTCTTGCACCAGCTCTCGCTCTTGTGTCTCCAAACAGATTTTTAAAAGTTAAGCTCTTGGACTTTTCATTGTATAGAGCAAGTAAGTTATCTGCTTTTATTTTGGCTGCGGCTCTAATTGCTTCTACCTTTGTATTAGAATCTCCGGAGATAGTTTCATAATACTGAAGCATCCCCCACTTGTTTATATTGGAGGAATCTTGTGCTATAAATACTTCTCGCTTCTTTGTTTTCTCATTATCGTAGGTTAATTTAATCCGGTTGTAAGTATTGTTATCAATACTGGAAGCATACTCGTAATCTTCGCCGCTCTCATTGCAAATAAGAAGGTCTATGGTCATGTTCTGTATGCTCTTCAATGTTAACTTTCCATAATCATCGTATAGAGTGAATAAATTGCCTTTTGCTGTGGTAGTAATGCTTAAGGCCATGTTTATCATGTCAAACAAAGTCTGGTTGTCCTCGTCTCTTAAAGGTATGACATATCCAGTATCCTCTATATGCCCAACATTAAGGTTAAAATCAGAAGCCAGTGCCTTTATCACCTCACTGGCTTTCTTGTTCTTATATACGTAGGTATCTTTGTTCTTTAGATACCTGAGCTGGTCATAAGCAGTTACTTCAATAATATTTTCTTTTGTACGTTTCCTTGTAAAAACAAATCCATAAAAAATATTTTCGTTATCATATTTAAAACCGACCTGATTCCCTTCCTCAAATACAAGAGCATCATCCGCATAGACAGAGAAATTTAATACGCCGGGTGAGCCTTTCCTCTCTGTAGTCCACTTAACACCATCTAAGACCGGTGGATAATACAGCCGGTTGTTATTTTCTATAAACAATTCCACCTATCTCACACTCCTGTCTAATTTTCTAACAATCTTTGTGTTAGAATTTCTTGCTGGCACAGACTGCAACCCTTTATTATTCTTATTAATTCTAACTGGTTCAGATTTGTTAACGGTGATTCCTTTTGGTAAATTAAGTTTTATTTTATCAAGCCTTTCTTGATTCGTAGGTATTTCAAAAGATCTTCCCCCTCCGCTGTGTGTATATCCTTTGTCAGATATGCCTCCGCCTCCACTGCTTCTAGGTTCGCTGTTGTACAATATATTTCCTGTCTCTTTGTTACCTGTTGAAGGTTTACTTCCTACATTGGCAGATACCTTTGTTGATTTACCAGATCCGGTACCTTTCGAAGTCACAGGTCCAGTAGTTGCTTTTACATCCTGGATTTTTAATACCTGACCAATCGAAAGTTTATTGGGATTACTAATACCATTCAGTTTCGCAAGGTTCCAACACTTCGCCCCGTCACCTAATAACTTCTTGGCAATCGCCCATAAGGTATCACCCTTTTTCACTGTATATGTATTGGGTATCGTCTTAGAAGAAGCCGTTGTTTTACTGGTATTGCTTACTGTATTGCTTGCTAAATCAATTACCTTAGTTACAGTCTGGTATTTCACATACTCTTTTAATTCAAGTAATACTGAGATATCAGGAGCATTGTCTACATCCTCTGTTACCACATAATTCTCCAGGGTAACTGTTATTGATGTCTTCATGACATTCTGGCTTTTCCCATTGGTCGGCAGCCATCGACTAATTATGAATTGAAAGGTCTTGTTATGTCTTTTCAGCCTTTCAAAATATTCCAGATAGTAGCCTGCAGGCTGAAACACCTTATTCTTGTACATAGCAAAAGGATAGTGAGTGCGTAAGGGTAACAGGATATCAAACTTAATTGTTGTGAGTCCGGGTGATTTTAGTATATTAACCTCCCCTTCGTTCATTAAACTAATGCTATTATTTTGATTGTTAATAGTAGTCTGCATCTTTGCCGGGGGTATTGGTAGTAAGATTTTACCCATATAAAAATAATACATTATCCTACCCCCTCTGCTGAGATGGACATATCTTTCTCTAAGGCATCTCTTAAATAATCAACAATACCATCTAAATCCCTGTCACTGTTAATGTTGTTATTGTTTGTCATTTCTATTTTAATATCTCTGGTAGTGTATCGGTTAATTGTTTCACGCTCTGCTAAATCATGAAGATATTTAAGATCCTCGTCACTAATCTTTACCCCGTTCGCCATTTTACCAGTATTATCAGCAGTAGAACCTATGTCATTAATGGCATTGTCAAAATTGTATTTATCTACATCAAAAGATGATGCATCGTCTAATACAGATTTTATCTTATCGTCTGCACCTTTTCCAAAATTATATCCAGTATCCCAAGCATCTCCATAATCAAATCTATTATCGATTCCCGGGGCGTTCCTGTCGAGTGTTATTGCACTATCATTTTTCCCCCAGGACAACACACTGTCTTGCAAGGAAGATAATCCAGCCGTCCAGTTGGTTCCGAAGATGGCATCAATTATTTTCGTAACTACTTTTCCCAGGGAGAGAAACCATGAAATTATCTGACCGATTAAATTAGACACTGCACCTCCAAAACTATCAAAGCCACCATTTGCAACATTTAATACCCATTCAATTATGCCTATAAAGGGTTCGACAAACATTGTCCATAAGTTTTGTATTATTCCGTTGATAGCGCCTATCACAACGTTGCCAATAAGTGCAGCTAACCATAAGAAGGCACCAGCTATCATTCCTGTAGCACTCCAGGAAGTACCAGCAAACTTATTGACAGCTGCAACGGCAATATAAAAAATTGCTACCAAAGCAATAATGAGAATGATAATCCATACTAACGGGCAAGCATACATAGCAGAATTCAGCTTCCATTGTGCTGCTGTTTCAGCCATTGTTGCCCCTGTTGCGAGGGCATAAACTGGAACTGCTAACGTTTTAGCCAAGGTCAGTGCCCCTTGGGCTATTGCGGTGAGTAACAAAGAGCCTTTGTAAACAGCAAGAGCCGCTACGATTCCCCATATAATCGGTGCAATCATACCCCAATTATCAACGATAAACCCGCCTACTGTACTCATGACATTGTATATCTTCAATGCTGCATCCACAACACCCTCCATTGCACTGCCTATAGAATTCAACACTTTTTCCACTCTTACACCAAACTCCGCAACAATTTCCATACTGCTATGCAACCCTCTTGCTGCCAAGGCATCATCAAGCCCGGTTATAACACTAGCCCACCCCCTGGTAATGGCAGCGCCTACATTTGCAAAAGTAGTTGCCCAGGTATTGCCTGCATCCTTTGCGGCTCCAGCTGATATACCAGCATCCATAGCCTGGCTAACCGTACTGATAAAGTTAGCTGCAGATATCCTACCTTTGCTCAAATCATCCTTTACAGCGCTTACAGACCGGTTCATGGCCTTTGCATAGATTTCCGCAGCACCTATTCCGGCATCGAACAATCGGTCTAGCTGGTCAGCTTCGACAGTCCCTTTGCTAAACATTTTACCAATAGCATCCACAACACTCTCCAATTGCTGATTGGTACCCTCTCCATAAAAAGAGACTGCATCTGCCCATATACGTACTTGATCCGTTGCGGCACCAATAGACATTCCTCTAGTCATGAATCCCTGGGTAGACTTTGACGCCACGTCAAGACCATAGGCAGTACCTACTACAGTGTCTTTGAGTCTTGCTAGAGCAGCACTTGCAAGGTCTGCATCCCCAGTCATTATGGTGACTGTTTTCTGGAAACGGTTCATGGTGTCGATACGACCGAAAGCCCCACTCATATCCATAACTCCGAGACTTCCCAGCGTGTTTTTTATTAATCCAATGGCTTGATTTGCTACAATGATTGCTTTTTGCCATCCTTTAAAACCATTCTCCGCCTTAGCAATGTGTGCGTGACTATTCTGTATTGCATCATTGAATTTATCCTGCTGAACATTTGCTTGCTTTATCTCATCGTCAATTCGATCTAATCGGTTAAGTAATTCACTCTCAGCTTCTGCACTCCTATTTACCTGCTCTGTAAACGTCTGCTGACTGGACGTACTCTGGTCAATATTGTTTTCTATCTTATTAATCAGGATGTTAATAGCATTAAATCCACTCTTAGCAGAGTTAAAGCCGCCTTCATCGAAAGCATCATCGAAATGGTCATTCATATCATCGAATCTTTGTGTAGTTCTGGATACGGCATTTGCAATATTACTAAGTACTGCCGATGTTCCATCATATAGTTGGATAGAAGTTTCTATCGAAGCCATTTTTCACCTACTTTCCCTTTGACCTAGCCTTACGCTCTTGCTCTTTATCGTGTTTCATCTTAATTTGGACCGCAGCAATAACAAATGCCTTATGCAAGTTGGACATATCAAGAAATGTTGCCGGCACCCAATGAAATTTATGAATGCAATAATATAAGACACTTGCTTCACCGTCGGTCTCAATTAGTTTTTTGCTTCTTCCACCGCATCCTCTAGGCTTTCATTGAATCCATTGATTTCCTGAATCTTTACAATCAGATCGGAATACTCTCCTGATTTGAGCATGGTTTTTAGCAGGTTATCCGCGCCCATAACACCATAAGACTCTTGTAATTCAACACTGTTTAAGTTAGGGAAGACAACGCACCTAGCTGCAAGCTTACCAAGATACAGATTCGTATCTGTTTCCGTTGTAAAACG